ATTTCACTAGGACTGCTGCTCATCTCGGTATGACTTATACAAGTGCTGATAAAGCTGGTGATTCCAAGTGGCTGACTCCCTCTCAAATTTCTTTTCTCAAGAGAATGTTCCGAGTTCAAGACTCCAAAGTCCTCGCCCCCATTGATGTGGACACCTTAAACGATATGTGTTTCTGGAAACCTTCTGACGTCCTAGCTTGGACACAGAAGTTGACCGAAGCAATATTTGAATCGTCACTCCATCCTGCCTACATCTTTGAGGGTTTGAAGAAAATGTTTCTCCACTATGTCTCTCAGCCTCGCTACCAAACTCTCATTCCCCCTCTCACGCATCTCCTCCAACAGGAACAGAATTATTTTGTCTCTCGAATTACACTCCGTGGTTCCGACTCTGACGCAGCCTTTTTCTTTAGTCGCGTCTATCAAGAGATACAGAAAACTACTGTTCTTTCAGATCCTGGGATCGTCACTCCGACGGCCCCATCGCCTGCTGACAAATTCTTCACGGTCAGCACCAAGGCTCTCGTCAAGAAGAAAAGAATTCGTTCTGTAAAACAGGATACCAAAGGTTCCGACCTTAATGCCTGTCCAACTTTGGTTTCCGATTTACAATCGTCCGATTCTTTCTTCCCCAGTGAAGAAAAACTCTCTAGCCCTAGCGGTTACCTTGCTTCGACAGGATTGCCACCCGATTCGGAGATCAAGCCACATTCTGGATTGAGCGGCAATGCTCTTTCCTTTCTTTCCGCTCCACGCTTGGAACAGCGTTCAGCTTGCTACCGTTCCGCCACCTCACAATCCTCTTCCTCCTCTTCGGGTACGTCCGAAACCAATTCTTCCTCTTCCTCTGATCTTCACGACATTGTTTCTTTCCACGATGCCGCGCTTTCCACAGCCAGACAACCCAATGCTACTCACGTTCCACTAGAACCACTCTCCGCCATGGACTCTCAACTCTACACAATCCCAGACATTCTTGAGCGTCCTTCTCTCCTGGCCATCATTCCCATCGTTCCTGGCTCTGGTACACTTGGCATCTACTCTCCTAGTTCTGTTCTCGCAGATCCTGGAGTGGTTGACAAGTTGACCAACTTTTCTTTCTACCGTGCAACGTTTTGTCTAAAAGTGGTAGTCAATGCCGATCCCTTCACCATGGGCAGGTTGTTGATAGTTCATATTCCTTTTCAAGCCGGTCGAGACCCCAATCGACGAGCCCGTCTCGATAATTTCACCACGCTCACGTCTTACAACTACGCCGAACTTGACATTGGAACTGGCCAGTCTGCCACTTTCAAGATTCCTTATCTCAGTACGGTTCCTGTTGTATCAGTGGATCCCGCCAACGCACTCAACGCCTGGGGAGATGTCTTGCTTACCATGATGTCTCCTTTATCTGGCGGTAGTACTGTTGTTGCTGCTGATTGCACTGTTTACGGTTGGTTCGAAGACCTTCAACTCCACCTTCCAAACGCC